GGCCAGCATGAGGGTTTAAGTTGCTGGAATTACTCCAGGGCGAATCCGTCCGGCGAAATCCTGGAGCATTTGCAAAGTGTTGCGCGGTCTGTTATGTTCGGGATTCTTATTTCATACCCATGAAAACACCATGCCACAAAAGTTAACGCGCGCGCAGATCAAGGCCGGATTAGATCAAGTCCCTATTGAATCGCTGTTAAGCAGCGGAGAGGGTAAGCAGCCCAAGATCACAGGGAAAATGCAAGCCTTCGCGAAGGCGGTCGCACTCGGTGAGACTAAGGCTAACGCCTACCGGAAAGCATATAAGCCAACAGCCAGCAAGCGAACGCTGGCTTGTAAGCCATATGAGCTAATGCGGGATGAGAGAATCCAGAGGGAGATCGAAGCCTACAGGCTGGCCCAGAGTACTGCGGAACATCGGACAGCCGGACAATTGAAGGCCTTGCTGGTGCATCAGCTGGTACAGCAAAGCTTAGACCCTGAGTTCCCCCCGGCCCAGCGCATGAAAGCGCTGCAGCTGATCGGAAACCTTTTTGAAGTGGGCGCCTTTTTGGAACGCAAAGAATCGACTGTTATCCATAAGAGCGCCGACATCAGGGCGCGCTTGCTGGATAGGCTGCAGGCCCGGGCGCCCAGCGCTGGCATATTGGCCACCGATGCTATAGATTTACTTGAAAGGCAAAAATGATTCTCACAACACCCGACCAAATAGCCCGCTACCGGCTGGCCACCCTGCGCGCCGCGCTTAAGCTTGAGATAGCCGGCATGAAGCGCCGGGGCCGCAGCGCTTATTCAATCCTTAAAGATGAAGGATTTACCGGCACCCGCGCCGCCGTACTGCAACAACTTAATGACCAACTCGAAAGGCCCGACCATGAGCAAGCTTGAACTATTCGAACGCGAGACAAACACCTACCGGGACGGCTGGGCCGGCCTAGACAGCTGGGCCCATATCGGCACCGCAAAACTACTGCAGCAACGCATGACGCGCGAGCCTGACGGATACGATGACGGCGGCGCCTATCTTGCGAAGGTTATAGCCCCCAGCAACTTAAAGGGCCGCGACCTATCCCGGGCCATAGCCGCGACCATGGCCGGCAGCAGCTGCAGGCACGAACATGATTGCTGTGGGTGCCCGAGCACCAGCGCCAGCGTTAAACGCACCAGCGCGCGCGAATACAGCGTGCATTTGCGCGTGAGCTTCAACTACTAAAGGCCAACAATGAAACACCACCAACACCGCCAACACTACAGCCCAGCAGCAGAGCGCGCCGAAGCCCGGGCCGCTGCTGGTTTTGATTTTCTCGCCATTCTGATAGTGGCCGGCGCCCTGACTGTGGGCGCCCTCTTTTACTTCGACATTTTTACAAAGGGGTTTTAATCATGACCAATCAAAAACAGATACGCGCCGCATTTTGGGAAGCTTTCCCGGACTTACCACGCCGCCGCTACCGCTACAGCCCAAACCGCAGCGACAAAACGGCCCAGCTGGTTTACCCAGTTGATACCCGCTGCGCTTTTGTTGATTTTCTCGACCAGCTGCAGCGCGATGGCGCCATATCCGAAGCGCTGGCCGAGCGCGCAACGCTGGAGGCTTAAACCATGCTTTACACATTCATTAGAAACAGCGGAAACCGCAAAACCGGCCCGCTGCCTGTCACCTACAATTTACGCGACACTTGCCCGCCGGGCTGCGCCCTTTACCGCGCCGGCTGCTATGGTGAAGACTACTACACGCGGATTAGTTGGGACAAGGTGCCCCAGCGCGGCGCCCCGGTGCAGCAGCTGGCCGGCCACATTCAGAGCTTACCCCCGGGCCAAGTGTGGCGTTTTGCTGTAGTGGGTGATCTACCCGGTAAGGGTGAAGCAGTAGACGCCCACGCGCTGGGCCTAATCGTGAAGGCAAACAAGGGCCGGCGCGGTTTCACCTACACCCACAAACACCAGCCCGAGGCCCTTAAGTGGGTGCGACACGCTAACGCTTGGGGCTTTACGATCAATCTAAGCGCAGACAACGCCGGCCACGCCGACCAGCTGGCAGCCACCGGCGCCGGGCCCGTTGTGGCCGTTGTGCCCATGGATACCCCGAAGGTAAGCCACACCCCAGCCGGGCGCTTAATCGTCATCTGTGAGGCCCAAACCCGCGAAGAGATAACGTGCGAATCATGCGGGAATTTTGACCCATGGTGCAGCCGGGCTAATCGTGATTTTATCGTAGGCTTTCGGGCCCACGGATCGAAGGCCAAGCAAACTGACAAGCTGGCCCGTAAAGTTATTCCAATTTTGAAAGGTTAAATTATGCTTAAAACAATGCGCGCAAAATATCCCGGGAAGTGCAGCCTATCAGGCGCCCGCATAAACCCCGGGGATTTCATCATTTACGACACCGACACCCGGACGGCCCAGCTGGAACCGGACGCCGACACAATCCAATTTTCAACGACCAGCCCGCGCGTGAGCGATGTTTTTAACTTTTCGGGCCGCGAGTTTTACCGCAACAAAAAAGGCCGTTGTGAAGATGCGCCATGCTGTGGCTGCTGCACGATATGAGCATTACAGAACCGCGCACCATGGCCCAGCTGCTGGCCGATGGATACACGCGCGATCAGGTTTATAACGCAGTTAAACGCGGGCAGCTGGTGAACCTTGCCGCCCATGACGCTTGGGGCCGCCGCACCCGGGGCCCGGGCCTATTCTCAAACCCTGCAGCGCCGGCATACAACGCCGGCCCGCTGCTTTCAGCGTGGAGTCAATCATGACCGATCAAGAAATAATCAATTACTACTACGGGCCCCGGCCCGGGTTAACGCTGCAGCAGCTGGCCATCATGACGGGCCGCACCACCGCGCAGCTGTGCAAAATTTTATTTAACTGAGGCCCATCATGAAACAAACCGAACACACCTACATTAAAGCCGGCTACACAGTAGCCCGGGCCATTAAAGCCAAAAACGCAGCGCGCGCCCGGGCTGCAATCCAAAATTTTGATCTGCTGCTGGCCCTTGAAGCAGAGGCCGACAGGGACGAGGCCCGGCGCCTTTATGTCCGGGGATATAACGAAGGCCAACACTAACCACCGCCCACCACGCACCGGCCCCCGGGCCGGACAGGCAGCCCGCAAGACCAGCATACAAGCTGGCAGCCCGAGGCTATTTATAGAAGTATTCCAGCCAATAGAACGAGGCTATTTTTTAACTCAACAAACGGAGGCTATATGCCAAACTGGTGCTCAAATTCATTAAAACTTGTAGCAACTACCGCAGATTCAGAGAAGAAACTTTCCGATATTGTCGGTGAACTGGCGCGCGCTGTTGCCGCAAAAGAAAACCCAGCGATCTTTCAAATGATCCGCCCGGTGCCTGAAGACTTAAAAATTACAGCCGGGTTTCTTGGCAAAGGAGCTGAACAGGCCGCGCTTGAAATTCTAGAGGCCGACAATCTAAAGCATTACGGCCACAAAAACTGGCACAGCTTCTGCCTTGGAGAATGGGGCACGAAGTGGGACATGAGCATTGCAGACAGTCCCGAGGTTTACGAGATCGAGGGCAACGCCGTGACGATTTACTTTGACACAGCTTGGAGCCCGCCCGAGGGCATCTATCACGCCCTAGAGGCCATGGGGTTCAAGGTTGAGGCTACCTACATAGAACAAGGCATGGGCTTCATTGGCCACTACAGGGACGGGGTCGATTTCTGCACAGACATGGATCAGCTGCACCCAGTAACTGACAACGAAGAAGATGAAGACGAGTTCTTTCACCTATGCAAAAACATTGATAAATTCTTTGAAGCCGCCGGCTTTACTCACTCACCACCCAACTTTGGAGGTTAACCCGCCCGCACAAACACGCGCAGGGATTCGGCAGCCAACTGGGTGCCAATCCTCTGCTCGGTATCATTGAAGTCCTCTCCAGCCTCGCCTAACCAGTAGACCGAGGCTATTTTTTTAGCTGTGCCCACGCCCATAGCATCGTTATCAGCAATCACCAACGGGTCACGCATACTCTTGGCCACCTCAAGCATATTCCCCGCAGAGAAACACACATGAATCGTGTAGCGTTCGCGCAAATGCTTCATCGCCCTACGCACAGACATACCCGTGGCAAACCCCTCACACAGGATATTGCGGCCTTTGTTGTCAATGATCAGACTGGCCCCTTTGGTCTGCTGCCCTGACAAAAAGCGCTTTGTGCCGTCTTCCTGAATGAGCTGGCACCCAACTAAGTGTTGGCCCACCCTCATCGGCAGCACCAACAGATCATTCCACACTAGGCCACGATCAGGGAAACCCTTGCGAATCAAGTAGGGGTGCTGCTGTTTGAGGGCGTTGTTCAGGATGAATGCGGCCTTGTCTGCAGCCTTACGCTGACGCAGCTCATGTTCGCGCTTGGCCTCTTCCCTCTTGGCCGCAGCATGAGGGTCGGGTATAAACGGCTCGCTGGATTTATAAAGTATATGCCTGTCATGTACAGCGAAGTTAATGATTGCGCCTTTGTGGCCATCAAAGATGTAGGCGCCGTTCTGCTTCCGAGGGTGATCATCAGTCCCAACACGCACCCAGCGATCTAACACTAGGTCTTTGATCATCAGGCCATGATCCCTTGCAAATTCTTCAAAGGTCATGATTTACCTTTTGATTTAAGCCAAGCAATATTACGCGATTTAATCCACGCGCTAGTCTTGTATGTGATCGGCATCGGAACAACGTGTAACCCCCGTGGATAGGTACCGTACTTTTCTTTGTATTTGACAGCTGCATACCCTTCTTTGTAACCCCTAGCCTTGGCATAAAAGATAAGCTCAGAATAAAACTTTTGATTCTCCGACACCAACTCGCGCTTGGTCATTTCTAACTCTGTTAACTGACCTGGGACACTCAGAATTTGCTTTTTGGGCTTCTCGTACCCGCATTCACCGCAGACCCGATCAGGCCAGACCCACAAAGTCTTGCAGGCCGGACACTTGGCCTCGGTCTTTTCTTTCTCTGTTGGTTCTTTCTTCGCAGTCTCAGATCCGTTCTCCAGCTCGGTCACGCCTGCATCGAAAAGCTTATCCCATTCTTTCCTAAACCGCAGGTAATTGCCCGAGTGATCCAACCACAAACCATAGTCTTTGCCCTCGTAAGGCCGCATGATCCGGCCCATTTGCTGGACATGGCTGCTGAAAGACTTAGAAAACGGCCTTGCAGACACGCCAATCATCACATCAGGGACGTCAAAACCTCTGGTCAGTATGTCCGTGGCAATTAGTCCGTTGATTTTCGTATCAGGCCTGCTAAAGTCTTCGATTGTCTCGGCTTTAAACTCGTCATCCTCTTTGTAACTGATCGACACAAAGTTATAACCGGCCTCGTTGAACTGGCGCACAAGGTCGCGGCCATGCTCAACACCAGAGGCAAAAACAACAGTCTTTCGAGGCCCACCGAACACTTCGTTTGTTTTATTGATCCACTCTTCGACAATGTCGCCCGTGATCTTCATACCGCGCTCAGAAACGTCATCGGATGACCATTCGCCTGCAAACTTCTTGGCGCCCGTCATGTCAATCTCTTTGGCAATATATATCTTTAGCGGAGCAAGCCACTTATCTTCGATCAGCTCACCAGTAGGCCTTGCACCCACAACATTGGTGTAGGTATCACCCAGCCCATTGGTGAAGGGTGTAGCCGTCAGACCAATCACCTTCATGTCGGGCCTGTCTTTGATGAACTGAATGATTTGCTTGCGCTGCACATGGCATTCGTCAATGATGAGCATAGAGACATCAGGGAAGTTATCCCTGCTCTCTAAGGTCTGCGCGCTACATACTTGGATCTTTTCATAAGGCCTGTAGCGCCAATGATCCGCCTGCAGAACACCATGGTTAATTCCATAGTTACCGAGGCGGGTGCTGGTTTGATTGACCAACACAATGCGGTCTAGCACCATCGCTACATTCTTGAGCTGCTTGGCTTCTTCGAGCATGATGGCCATGGCCACCTCTGTCTTGCCAAACCCCGTGGGTGCGTAGAGTAGCTGGCTTCTGTGGCCGTCTTTGAAGCCCTGTACGAGCTTCTCCACAACATCCGTCTGATGCGGTCTTAATTCGAGCATACGATTTCTCCTGCCGGGATACCGCCCGGCTTCGGGTTATTTAGATTCTAATGCCTTTTCTGACCTCTCAGCGCGCTTCTTCCAATAAGTTAATTGCTTAATCATTTCAGCATTCTTATTCTGGAATTCATTGCGCGATTGGGTCATGGTACGGAGCTTGAACTCAAGGTCTTTGACCTCGGCCCGCAGCGACTCAATAGTTTCTTGAACCTCTGTCCTGGCCTTTTCTGACACAGGCAAAGATCGAACGGCCAGCATATCTTTGAGCTTTGTGTTCTCTTCTGTCAAAGCAATCTGCTCGATGGCCAGCTCATGCATCTTGTCATCTTCGGTGTATTCGGGCTCGGGTGGTGCCGTGGGACGGCCTGACCTAGATACATCGACCCTGCGTCCATTCCTGTCAACTACCGATGTCCTCTCTAAACCCAACATCTTTTTGACACGGCCAACTGTAGAAATGGAAACATCGCACAGCTCGGCAATAAAAACATCGGTTGAATTGCCGTATTCAATGTCTTCAAAAGCCATTTGAACTACATAGCGGCGTTCGTCTGGTGTGCGTGGCTTACCATGCTTGCTGTTGGCCTTTAAGCAGGCCTTGAAGGCATCGCGTTTAGTGCCTTGATTAACGACAGCTTCAATGTCTAAGAACCCTGCGCGCTTGTGTGCGTGGAATCTGTGGAAGCCATCGCTGGGCCAGTAAGACTTGCCGTCAAACCAAAGGTCTATCGGCGGGAATTTGTCTTTGCCCTCAAGCAATATCTCTGTGTAGTGCTGGACTAAGGGCTCGTCAATCTCTTTGCGTGGTTGGGTGCCGCCGTCTAAGCGAATCTTTTGTAGTTTTATTCTGTCAGTCATTTTTTCATGTCCCTTATGTAAATGGCAAAACTTGCCGTGGTATCTCCGCCGTTCTTCATTGCATCAAACTCTTTAGCTATTTCCTCCAAAGTATCGTTCCTGATCTTGTTGGTAATCGGATCAAGCTGGCGCTGAATCATCTGACGCTTGCGCCAGCCCAGCGCCTTCTCCCATATGTTTAGTTCGTACTTGGCTTCAATGGCTTTTACGTCTTCTGGTGTGTGTGTTCTGCTTGTCATGCTGACCGCCTTTCTTCAGAATCTGCCAACGCCTTGCCCACCTTACTCAGGTAAACAATATTGCTTGTGTCATCATCAACCTCAACATCTTCTGATGGAAGGGTAAAGCTGGCTGCTGTTTTTGCCTGAAGCTTTGGTGAAATAACATTGCATTGATAGCCGGCCCACTCAAACTCTTGCAGGCCACGAATGTGCTCTTTGACCACCGTGATCTTGTCGCCATACTTTCGTTCGTGCTCTTTGACATAGTGAACAATCTTCTTTGCTTGGCCGGTTGGCGTCCTGATGGTCTTGTCTCTGTCTTTGAAATAGTAGGGGGTCTGGTCGTTGTTAACGCCAAAGGTCACGCGCTCACCATTCTTTTTAACAACCACATTCCAGCGGGTATCGCGTTCTGACCACCAATCGTGCATTGCAACAAAATAGTTCTGTGCAATGACCTTGCACTCTTGAATAGATCTTTCTTCATCTTCAAGATATTCTGCTGGGCCCCATGATTTTGTATAAAAAACAGTAACCTTCCCGTTTGCTTTGCGAGAGTTGGAGCTCTTGGCTGGGACTGTGTGGGGCCTGGTCTTTAATTCATCACAGAAGCTTATGACCCCCGTCTTTCTGTTTACTGTGATGTACATATTGACCCACAACAACTTACCATCCATGTCAAAAGACATTCCAAATTGGTACGGAACGCCTGTTTGTTTTGTAACGTGCCAAGGCAGTTTGTTCATCTTGATTGCAAAAATAAACTTTGCGTAAAATCTTTTTTGGGTGTTAACAGTATGCTCAGACGATTGAGAAATGCACATTATGGCTGGTAGTGGCTTGGTCACATCGACCAGCCTCTTCTCATTATCCCAATACATAAGCAAAGGGTTTGGCACATGGACGCCAAGCTTCTTTAGGCCAACGACAGAGTCTTTTGCAATCCAAGATCCATCCATTGTTGGCAATTTAACATTGTTAAATGTGTGCTCAAGCTTATCCAGCAGCTCTGAGAAGTCTTGGCGCTTCTCTTTGTTGTACTTGCGGGGCTTGCGAGGTTCTGGCTCTTCCTCTGGCGCCACATCTGGGATGGATTTAACGCTGGTAGTTCTGAAGTATGTAAACAGTTTGTTTAAAAAATACCGAACCTTGTCTGCAAGTGAATGTGCTAGGGCTACCATGCGTTTTTCTCCTTAAGTTTGTCCCAATGACCGCCGTACAAGTCTTCACTCATGGCGTAGTTCAGTAGCGCAATCCACATAGAAATAGTCTCTTTGCCTTTAAGCTCATAGTGAATTTTTGCCCAGTACAAATGCTCGGCCTTTTGTCTAGCAACGTAACTCTCGCGAGTGTCATCGTTGTACGGGACGCTCATGTGTTTCTCCGTTTAAGCTCTTCCTCATGTGCCGCCATAATGTCTGCAACGTATGGTTTATTAGCCATGCTGATTTTGTGGCGCTCCTCTTTGGTCAGCCCCACCCATGTGCGCTGTGTATACAAAGGCAACACCTGACCAAGCGGTGTAAACAAAGGGCTGTCTTTGTCTGTGCTAACCATGCCGTTAGTTGGGTCGTACCATGCTATTGGTTTCATGTGTTCTTCTCCTTGAGTTTGGCTTCAATGGCTTGCTCAAGAGATTCAAAAGTACCAACTTGCCACATCCAACCTTCACTTAAAACATAAATTTCGGCATCTGACCCTATGCGCATTTTTTCATTGGTGTCAGGTTTGTATGCGCGTATGGCTACATAAGACGGGTCTTCGCACACTCTCACCTCCCAACCCAAAGTCTTAGCCTGTTCAATTACGTCTTCCCTAGTCATGTGTTCTTCTCCTTAAGTTTGGCTTCAATGGCTCTTGCGTAGTGAACAAAGGGTTGATTGCTCAATTCAGCACCAACACCATAGTCAATAAACATGGCAACCTTCCATATTGCTTCGATTTCTTTGTCCGTCAGCACAACCCAAGGGCAAACGTAGTCTTGAATGTCATCGTCATCAGTCATTGCACCCTCCCCCGCATAGCCTCAACCTGCGCCCGTTCTTGATCCATCAGGTAGTCCCGTTGCTTAACTGCTACTTCGTACATGGCGTATAGGGTTTCAATTTTGGCTTGCATCACTTTGCGTTCGGCTTCAACAGCTTCTGCAATCATGGCGTTAACCATCTCTTCGTTAAACATATTTGTGTTCATGGCTTCTCCTTCAGCACTGCCTCTAGCTTGTCAAGAGCTTCGTCCCAAGTGTTGTAGTCAATGCTGGTGCTGAACGATTTAACAACCGCCAGCGCAGCCTGCTCAATCTTCTTTAGCCTGCGAACCTCTGATTCGAGCTCGGCCAGTGCTAAGTCCATCTCTCTTTCCTCGTTGGTCATGCTTCCCTCGCTTTCATCATTGCGTCTGCCATGAGGTAAGAAATTTCTGCGACCGACTCCATGAATCCATCGTTGCCGGAAATTCCTTCGTTGCCAATAATCTCAGACTGCATGGCCTTGGCTGCGAAGTAATCCCGAAGCTCCATACCGCCTTCACCGCCTACAGCTGTGACACGCGCTTCATCACTGATGCTAAATGCTGGTGTTGGAAATGCTTTCATGCTTGTCCCCTCGCTCTGATCGCTAAAGCCGCCAACTTAGTTACCTCAGAGGCGTACTCAGGATGTACTGCCAACGCATCACACATCTTTGCACACGCCTCACGCTCTTGCTCAATAACTTCACGTACCAAAGCAACCAAGTGCGGTGTTGATATAGTCCACGTTGTGTAGTGCTTGTTCTCTTGCACCACCCTGTGTAGCGTTGCTAGAACTTCATCTTGGTTCATACTTTGCTCCAGAACAGAATGATCCCGGCCACAATCACAATGAAGAAGATCGCAAACACCGGCCAGACTGCCTGCTTACCATACGGGCCGCTGATTGGTTCACTATCGCAGTTAAACGCTTCGTGCATAGTGCGTGGGAAACGCTTTGTTGTATCATTTTCCATACTTACCTCCTGTGTTAAGAATATAACTCATGAATAAACGATGAGTCAACTGTTATGTTACCACTTAAACAACCTCTTACCCGTTGACCCTCCCTCCCCCAGAGGGTAGGCGTAGGACAGTCAACGACTCTTTATCAAGGAGCTTTGCCCAGTTGTTAAGTGAGCTACCGGCCAGCCAAGCCGCCCTCCCCTGAGATCCCGATAAGGTCAGTTTGCACCATCCTTAACGATCAACTCCCAGCGTACTAGGGTATGTGTCTTTCGACATCCTTGTTTATTCCGTTCGATTACTCTACTTGGAGGTGCGGGTCACACCGAGGTTCTTGTGTTCTTTGAGTTCAACCCATACAGGTCATTAGCTAACGCGCTCTGACGAGTGGCGGCTAAAAAGCAAAAAACCCTTATTGAAAGATACGAGCTTTAGGCTTGGTTGCCGCATGAATACAGTGCTACCACACGTATATTCAGCTTTGACAAAGCCCGCTCCTTCAATAAGGGTTTTGCGGTTTCATTTGGTAGAACTACAACGGGTTACCAATCCGTTGATGGGTGAATTGTATCAAACAAATATATAGATTTGTCAATACCCTACGAAAAAAAAGTTAGTGGGCACATGAAGCAGTGATTTGTAAAAACCGAACTAAGGAAACTACAAGCGGCGCTAACCCGCTTACCACCAACACGGCTGGGGACTGATCCGTCAGGATAGCTTCATGGGCGCAACTGACGGTTTGCCCCAATTTGCCCAATCCCCATGCGTGTTGATATTATCACTGATAATATGAAAAAGGCCCCCGAGTGATTAGCCCGGGGGTAAACCCAACAAAGGAGGCAACTGCATTGCCGGAATTTATTCTACATCAATCTCCGTAAAGCGCAATGAATGCCGCATCTGCATAAGCTTGGCCGGCTCCCTTCTGATCAAGAGTACGCCACTCAGGCCACGTTTGAATGGCCAACGTCCTTGCAGCATCTTTATCTTTACCAATCAGTCCCGCGCGCTTCTTCCACGATTGAGGTGTCACCATCGTCACCGGTATTCCAAGAGCACCAATCACACCCTGAACTACACCAGCCGAGTGACCGAATGAGAACATAGAGGCAACCCCTTGGCCGGGCATACTACCCACCAGCTCAACATAGGCGTGAATTTTATATTTCTCACGCATTTCACCTTTAATGAAAGCCGCCAACGCAGACGCATTTACACGATTAGCCGCACCCATTTTCATGGTTGGCATTCTCATAGTGCTAACTGGAGTTCCATAAAACAAAACAACTATGGCGCCAGACAATCCTGGATCTATTCCAATTTTGAGCATAAATTTCCTTAAAATAAAACTTGCAAGACATGAAATACTATGGGTATAATGTGTTGCCGATTATACAACAAAGGAGAAACAATGCACAAAGACATACAGCTAACCAAAATGAATATTGCGTATGAAGAGCTAATTTACAAAATCCAGCCCTTGCTTGAAGAGCACATAAAGAAGTACGGGCAAGCGTATGCCTTATACGCGATGCAACAGATGGCAGTAGAGTTTTCAGGTCGCCATTTGCTGTCGATGAAAGCGTTAATTGCAGACGATAAAAGAGAATTGGCAGTCCAAGATTTTTTGGGTCAGGTACTTGCTCGCGCAGCTGACTTGCTAGATGAAGCGGTTGAGGCCGGAATTGCCAAGAAAAAATCACCATGATCATCACAAACAAATACAACCTACCGCAGACTTTTGTGAACATTATGAAGCGGCCTACTTACTCCAAGGGTAAGGCAAACATCTCTGCCACCGAGCTGATCAACTCACCACGCATCGTACAGTTACGCAAACTGCATGAGGACAAGATAGAGACAGACGTTACAGAGATGGTCTGGTCTATCTTTGGTACGGCCATCCACGGCGTCCTTGAGCATGGTAAAGACGAGAACCACTTGATCGAAGAGCGCCTTCACACAAGCATTGATGGTTGGTCTATCTCTGGTGCCATTGACCTGCAGATTGTTAATGCAGACGGCACTCTAACAATCAACGACTACAAGACTACAGGCGCATGGTCTGTTATGAACGAGAAGATTGACTGGGAGTATCAGCTCAACATCTACGCATGGTTGGTAGAGCGCGTCAAGAAGACCAAGGTTTCCAAGCTCGAGATCGTAGCCATCATTCGTGATTGGTCACGCAGAGATGCCGCCCTCAAACCCGGCTATCCTGATGCCCCTATCAAGGTAATACCTGTCCAGCTCTGGCCGATGGAACAGCGCGAAGCTTTCATTCTGGGAAAGATTAAAGAACACTCCAACGCATTGTTTGACTTGGAGACAGGAGATGAACTGCCATTTTGTACGCCCGCCCAGATGTGGGAGAAGCCTACAACATACGCAGTAAAAAAGATTGGTAACGTCAAAGCACGTAATGTTTGCGATACCGATGAGGAAGCTCAAGCCAAGGTGGCTGAGTATGGGAAAGAGTACGAGATACAAGTCCGTCAGGGTGAAAGAACGCGATGCGCGAACTTCTGCTCTGTCAGTGGCTTCTGTAATCAGTACAAAGACTATTTATCAACAAAGGAGTAAGTCATGTTTATATCAACCGAAGAAAAGAAAACAATCATCCAAAAAATAGATGGTTTAACCACGCAATGCGAAAACATTGCGTTTGAAGTAATGGGACTTATAGCCAAGGTCAAGAAATTGGAAGCTCCCAAGCCAGTCAAGGCCAAAAAGCCTAAGAAGGTTATGACACCCGAGCAAAAGGCAAAGCAACGCGCCTATCAGACCGAGTACAAGCGGCGTGTGAAGGCTAAACTGGCAGAACAATTATCACAAGGAACACCTAATGTCAGTGCATAAGAAACTTATGGCCGCGAGGGTCAAGCTTCAGTCTGTAGAGATGAAGAAGTCTGGCCTTAACAAATATGCAGGCTACTCATACTTTGAGCTGGGTGACTTCATCCCCCACGTTCAAGTTATCTTCAACGACCTTGGCCTGTGCGGTGTCGTGACGTTTAACACTGAGT